TCTTTGCCTATTAGAAAGTACGCCGCCGAACCAGCACTCGCGCTCATGGCTAAGACTCCAATCATGGCTAATGCAATTCCGGCACCGCCGTTGTTGCCATTAGGCATCTATGGTATTCGTTGAGATTTTTTTAATAATAGGCACCACCGAACCTTCTACTTCTTGGTGCGATGGACCCCCCCGCGCTCATCAACATGGGCAAAAGCATGAGAAGTACACAGCAACACGAGGATGCGGCTGATACCATCCAGTTTTCTGTCAGAAAGCTGAGTATTCCTTTCAAACCTTTAAAAAGACCACTCATGATATCTGCCGTACCCTTGACGGCATCTTTCGTATCTTCGGCACCTTTCGCGATGGCGTCAAAAGGATTGGCGGTGTCGTAAATCATCATCAAGAAGATGACACCAACACCTCCACGAACACCCCACTTCTGTAATGTTTTGGCAACACTCGGTTCCTTGGCGACGTCGTCGGCATTTTTCAAAGCCGCATCTGTCTCGGGGCCATCTTTCAAACCAGCAGCGACGAGGTCATTTTTCGTCTTAGGTGCCTCAGCTTCTGGAAGTGGCTTTGATTTCGTCTTCGCGCCATCAACGAGGTTTCCAGCCTTCTTGGGACCACCACGGATGGAGTTCCACGCACCTTGAACAGCGTCACCTGCAGCTCGTGCGGTGGATGACACACCAGCTCTCACACTTTGTGCTGTGTTCTTGAATGCACTACCTAACGAAGAGCCTCCTGCACCACGACCTACAGCACCCGCGTCAAAACCTTTTGCGATAGCACCCGCGTCACCACTTTTTACGGCAGCACCAATATTAAGGTTGCTGACACTTTTTGTGGCAGCACCAGTGTCAACTCCGAATTTAACCGCCATCTTATACTAGTATGTGTACATTTTATTTTTCAATTGTTCGACAATCACTAAAAATGCACGGACACGAAGCATGAAATCATCTTCGATGTCCGTCTTTATGTATTTAAATCCAAGGTCGTCGACGCCTACGTACTCTTCTGGGAACTCGTTGGCGAGAAATCCAACGTCCCCACCAATGTATCCATAGGTTGTGGCTGCGAGGTCGTTCCATTCGTACGTGTACACGTGCACTCCTGGGAGGAAATCTTTGTAATACAACTCGATGTTCTTTTTCAAACGGGTATCGGAGGCGCGACGACTGCGACGAGTAATCACAGAACCTACAAAAAACTCCTTTGCCTTTTGGCTGGCGGACACGTAGCAATCCCGTGTCGTTGCGTTGTAGCTCACCCCTCTGTTATCACAATAACTCTTTGGAATGTAACACTCCTCCTTCCCGTTGCGCACGTTATACTGAAACCTTGGCACGTTGGTGATACCTTTAATGTGGTCGCCATCGCCACGAGTCTTTGGGTACATGCACCATTGGTAAAGAAACTCATTCCCCTTGGCACACACCGCTTTCCCACCACTCGTCTTGGTTGCTCTCCAGATGAGATAATCTGCTGGGAACTTTTTCCAAAACCATCCGAACGTGCGATTATTTTTATCGAAACTTTTAATGTTCCCCGCACCATCAAATGGAAGCTGAGAGATTGGGTTGGACGGCGTCGCCTGACACCCCTTTTGTGTGATTTTACACGACTTCGCGCGGTCGTCCCACATCGTGTACCCCGCACCGAATTTACCCGGGATTTCTGTACACAATTTGGAAAGGGCGTACTCCTCCGCCGCTTCTTTTTCTGCGAGTGTTGGAATCCTTGTGTCACTCATCTTACTATACCAATAATAAAATAATCATCATAAAACATAAACACGACGACAGTGAACTCATACTCATTAGGATGTTAGAACCACCATCTTTCTTGGTCAGGTCTGGGACGCTCAGGTTGTCGCCGAGTTGTACAGCTTCATCCATGCGCGTGCGCCAATCGCCGATGATGCCTATGCTCTTCATGTATTCGTCTTCAAGTTCTACAAAACGCGTCGCCCATTCGATGTTTATTTCATAACTTTTTGTTTGTTCATTGTAATCAAAAAGAAAATTGATGGGGTCGAACGTCTTCTCTTCATTCATGTACTCCAGCGCCCTGTCTTCACTGTCGGGAACCGTGGCTTCGTCGAATGCATCTTTCAGACCCGCTTCATACATTTCATGAAAATCTTCGGTGAGTTCATCGATGTAGGCCCTGTTTAACAGGACAAGAAGACCCTCCTTATCTGTGAAATCCATGATGGTGCTAAAAATAGTAAACGCCATGTCTGCGACAAAATACAGCGCCCCTGCGGCGCACCCCACAGGACCGGCGACGCATCCCGAACTAGCTCTGGCCCCCGAAGTGGCGACGCGTGTCCCGACTTTCGCAGCAACGGTAGTCCCGGCCTTTGCACCCGCTTTTTGTAGTCCCTTACTCATGAGTTTGCGCATGCGGTCCATCATCAATTTGCGGAGATGTGAAAAGTTTGCCTTTGAAAGACGGGTCGCCATTTTTTGACTCATCTTCGCCTCTATGCCACGGGCGAGCTGTTTACCACCCAGCTTCCAAAGCGTACCAAAGGCGACGCTCTCTGCGACACCGGTTATCGCGGATGTCACGACGATGTCCTGAATAATCTCAGCTGCTTTGTTATCCACACCGAGAATGTTGGTATCGATGTATTGGTCAGAGGTATCTAATTCTGCATCTGACATCTTACGATATGCACAGAAAAAATAATTCTCGATGAAATAGTAGATGTCACTACCGGTTGTCAACTACGGACGCATGGAGCGCGTGGCCCCCGAACCCGTGGGTCCGGCTATGAATGCGAATACCTGTATCATTTTTATTATAATCATCGCCGTTCTTTTACTTTACAAACGCTACGTCGATATCAATCGTAGCCGTCGACGATGGCATACTTGATGCACTCCTCGGGCACGAGATAGATGTCCCGCTTCAAGAGTTTTTTCAACTTTTTCTCAGGGATTTTCGTGTGTTTGATGTACGTATTCTTAATCATGTCCATGAACTTCGAGGCTGTTCGCATTTCATCCTTCATCTCTTCAAACTTTCCCCAGAACGAGCCCGTGCTCAATTGGTGAATGAGAATGTGTGCATTTCTTCCAATTCGACGCTCCTTTCCACCGAGGAGCATGAACGTCGCCGCAGAGCAGCACGCGCCTTGCGCGGCGGTGATGACGTGCACGCGTGATTTTTGAATGAGATTCATGGCGGTGAATCCCGAAAAGAGGTCACCGCCGTCGCTCATGATGTTGACTCGAATGGTTGGCGAGTACCCGACAATGTCGGCACCCATCTTCAACAACCCCGACTCCAACTTTCGAAACTTTTCGGTAAAGTCCAATATGTTTTCGGCGGTGATGTCGCCGTAGTAGAAAATTTCATTGCCAACAACCTTGGTGCACTCGTAATCATCGGCGACGGTGTCGTCATCGACATCCTTGTTCAGATAAAAGGGCATTCTTCAATCGTTTCTTAATTGAATTGACGTCCCTTGGTTTTAATTTACTCGTGATAGACAGATGATTCATGGTATCGAAGTCTTGTGGTGTGATGGCGTATTCTAATAGTTTATCAACGTATCCAAAACCAGCATATTTTTGTAATAAACACAATGCATCTATGCACATGTTATTATTTCTCACCTGTATATCCGACAACTTTCTCTGACGCATTTTGTAATTACCGTGTTTCGTCCAACACGCCCCTGGTCGTAAAGTGTCTGGTTTGAGTGGTGCGCGCATGTGCAGCCGAGGAATGCATATCGCCGTGTTCGCAAAAAATGGCATGACGTTCCAGTCAAAGTCCCCGTTGTACATGGCGCAATCGAATATGTCTGCGTCTGAAAAGGAAGACGACACTCTCACGTAATCGAGCTCCTTGCTGTCCAAATAATTTTCTTGAAAAATCGACCACATGTGCCCGTGTTCGGAAAGTCGTTGGTTGTCAAACGTGTACGTCGGGTCGCACAATACTTTATGAATGACATCCTTAGGTGTTTCGAACACGTCTTTTTCGTCGAATCCCTCGAGGTAGTGCACGTAGTCTCGAATGTTTCCACGCGCGCGGGTGGCGGCGTCCTTGTTGTACCTGCCCGGGAACGCGCACGCGAGCGCATCGGGGTCGTGTCTCGGGACATGAATCAATTCAAAGTTTGGGTACATGCACATGTGCGTCGAAAGGACGACTAACGAGCCCGCGGTGAGGCGTTGGCCATCCGACACTTGTTCCACCGCAGCTTTTAATATGAGGGCGTCGGGTTCGTAATCTTCGATGAACAAATGTTTCGTCGACCCATGGATGAGGTCTTTGAAAATACTTTTCGAACGAAGCAGGTCCGTCGTGAGTTCGATGCTATTCATGTCATCCATGACTTGTTCTCGTATGAACGTCTTTCCCGTGCCGCACGCACCATGAATGAAGACGTTTTTTCCAGCGTCCAAACACCTTCGTAAACGCGCGATGCGTTCGAGGTGAAGATTTGTCGCATCATCAGGGGGTTTCTTTTTTTGTGGGATGATTTTAAGATACCTATCCATATGTCTGATACACAAAAAGATTTGACGGACCAAGCGGTCGAGGTTCTAGAGGACAAGGTGTTAAATCCTTTAAAAAAGAAATTGTTCCCATACATGTGCGGTGTGGCTATATTTAATCTAATTCTTTTGGTGATTCTGGTACTGATTCTACTGCGACTTCCATCAGTTCGGCGCGATGTTTAAGTTCCTGTTCGAGTTTTTGATTCATCTGTGAAACGCTCGTCATCCCGCGCAACTCCTCGAGTTCCTTCTTGGTTTCATCTTGTTGTCTCTGCGCTATGCTATCGACAATCTTTTTCGCATAGATTTTCGCGGGCATGGGTTCCTCGGTCCCACGCAACTTCTTGAGGTCGCTCACGAGTTCTTGTTTACTTTTGTCGGTCGGTATGAGACCTTTAAGTTTGGACACCACCGAGTTTTCGGTGATGGCACTGAACATTTGTATGGGTCTGATGTGTATGATTTCAGGTTTCGTGATGTCCTCGTCGGATGGGAAATTCCTCTCAAAGAGCATCAGAACCGATGCGGGAATGGACGGACTCTGTTCGATGAGCGCATCGTACTCACCTTTGAGGAGTTCGACCATGTCCGAGCCGTCGCGACTTCGGTCCACCAGGGGCAGACCCAATTCAAGACGCACGACGCGCGAGAACTTTCCAAACTGCATCGCGGCCACGCGATGCGCTTCCATGAGTTCGCTGATTTTCAAAAATTGCGCAATGGTTGCGATGAGGCCGGCGATGAGGTTCAACCCACCGATGCTCGGTGCGACGAAGGGTTTTAATCCCTCCGGAAATTGTTCTTGTGCAAAATTTGCAGTACCTGTCAGCGTGGAGAGCACGATGACGGGCAAAGTATAACGCATGTTTGATTGTCTGTAGTTTAGGAACGCCTGGTAGTGCATGTACCTGTAGCATGCGGCGCTCTCGCCCCACCCCTTGAGGATGGCTTCCTGTTGAGGGTGCCACATTTTGGGCAATTTTTTATCTTTTTCCATCATAGAATAGATGAATATAATTTTCGCACTTCACGCACTTTTGTTATTATTTCTCATCATCATTCCATTCGTGAACGACGAACGACTTTTACAGATGTACAGCATCCTCATCCCCTTTATTTTTTATCACTGGAGCGTGAACGACGACACGTGTGCCATGACGCAGTTGGAGACGTACGTGACTGGGAAAAATAAAAACGACACCTTCTTCCACCGCTTGGTCTCCCCAGTGTACAAGATGGATGACACCGCCGCGAACAATCTTTTGAAGAGCACGTTGTTTTTCCTTTGGATGTTTACCCAGTACAGATTGGAACGTTTTAAAATCGTCGAAGATGACTTAAAAAAGCTTCTTTCGAAGTATCGTATCAATAAGAATTAACGCTTGCCCAATGTAACACAGTCTTTTGATGACACGCTCCCGGTCCATGATATGTAATTAAAGAGTGTTTTCCCTTTTAATTACATGTACAAAGTGCTCGCCATAGATGTTGGTTATCACAACATGGGCATCGTCGCCGCGTCGTGCGAGAACGCAAAAGTCCACGTGACGTGGATGAAAAAGGTGAGTCTGGCGGATTACAAATACATTCACTCCAATGACATCGTCGACTTAGTGCCACTGATGGTTCACGACTATCGTCAGATGTTCGATGACGCCGAATACATCCTCGTGGAGAGACAACCCCCTGGTGGGTTTCAAAACATAGAGGTCCTGCTGCATTACATGTTTCGAGACAAGGTGACGCTCGTGAATCCCGTGTCGTTGCACGCGCACTTTGGCATCAGACACTTGACGTACGAACAGAGGAAAGAACGAACCACCAGTATCGCTGAAAAGTACATCGGACGCGAGGTACCCTACGAACGAAAGCACGATATTGGTGATGCGGTGTGTATGATTGTGTACTTTAACTTTAAAAAATCCGTGCATTTCTTCGACACGTTTAGATTTACTCAAACCTCCAAGATTGATTTCGAGGACTTCGGAATCGACGCATCTCCCGCAACGCGTTAAACATGAGCACCGGGTTTGCGTTTTTATTCTTCGCCGCGTTCACGTCTACGAATGCGTTGACCTTCTTCTGTTGGTTTTCGGACAATTGCTCGTAAAGCGTGCGCACGCGGTCAGCGACTTTCGCCTTCGCCTTGACGAGGGCTTTGGAGTAATTCTTTTGATTCTGGTACAAGACCATCTTCTTTCCATAGGAGGAAAAATTGTTCGACTTGCTGAGGTCGTTCACCATCTCTTCCATCGTGTACTTTGGTGCATTGATGGGTTCGCTAGGTTTCGTCAACATCGACAGCGCCGGGGAACCACGACGCGCCATTGTGTTCAACGCCTCCAACTTTTTCAACGCATCGAAGAGAAGACGCGGCGACGAATTTTGGTTGACATCGCGAACGATGACGATGCCAAATTGTTTCATCTTCTCGGGTAGCTGCGTGTACGCACGCAAGACGCGCGCGAAAAGCAGCGGTCGCGTGTTCAACACCGCTCGAACGTAGTTGGGTTCTTTGTTGTTCTTGTACGTGGCGAGCTTTTGTTGAAAGTTGTAGAGCGTTTTCGAGTTTGACAAATTGCGAATCATTCGATTATACCTCTCTTGCTGGGACATTTTGTATTATAATACACTCACAATTTATTTTTAATCTTGGCACAAATCGTCTTTCGCACGTTAGTCTGGGCGACGTCAATGTTCATGCCTCGAGCGATGCGCTGCATGTCCGTCTTCTTCATCGCACACACCCGTCGCTTCAGTGCACGCTCCCATTCCTTGATGAACTCACTGAGCGCACTCCACTTTTGGTCTCTGTACGCCTTTGTGATTTTCCCCAAATATTTGAAATCCGTCGCCGTGTACGCCGTTTGACGCATCACCTTGTCGAGGACGCGCACGTACGCGAGCTTG